GGGTTCGCTGCGGTAGAAATGTGTCTCTAAGGAATTTTTGAGGCGATCAACAACATGGATTTTCAGGCAGACAACGGGGAAGGGGCCGTGCTGTGCGAAGATCAGCCAGTCAGGGTGATTCAGAGGGATTTGCAGCTTGTTGGCAGAGCACGACGTGAGGGATGGCTGAGAGATCCGGGAGTGATGCAGAAGATTGCCGATCGTGTCGTGAAAATTGCACTCACGTCACCTGACGAAAAGCTCGCTTTGGATGCGGCGTCAGAAGTCCGGCAAATGGTCGCACAGGATTTAAAGATCGAAGCTGATGGCATTCCCCAACAAATCGAACACCACCACACCCACCAACTCGGCCCGGTAACGGCGAATAACATTGCACAGCAAAGAGCGGCAAGACTTGCTCGATTTGGTGCCACTTCTTGAGTCTGCTGAAGACTTTGAAGAGTGGGATCGAATGTCTGAAGACTTGGAGCGTAAAGAGGCGTCGGCAGACAGGTTTGACCTCAAGACGCTTTCAGAGGTTGCTGAGTTCTTCGGCCTAGATGAGCAAACCGTGCGAACATGGAGACTCAAAACACCGGCAATGCCCGGCGAGCCTGGACGCTGGCCAATTAAGCAGATTGTTCAATGGCGTTGCAACTGGATTCAGCAGACGGATTTAGCGGCAGCAAAGAGGCAGCAGGATTTTGAACTTGGACAAATTCAGGTTGAGTCGAAGCGGTTGGAATTGGATCGTGAAAAGGGATCGGTGATTGATCGGCAGGACGTTGAACTCTGGGCGGCCACAGCATTGATCGAGTTGAGAACTGGCGTCATGCAGTTACCGGAAATGCTGGCAGCATCCGCCCCGCAGGAACTGAAGGACTTCGTTCGCGAGGAAACAGACAGACATTGCCGAGATATGCTGCTGGCGACACAGCGACGACTTGAGACGGCAGAAATTGGAAAGGAGGTAGCCAAGGAATGATTCGACTCAACGCAACGAAGTTCCTGCGACCTCATGAACAGATTTCGTCTGCCGCATGGTTGCCAAAGTATGTCACGATGCCAAAGGGCACAGAGACGAGCGGGCTACCGTTTTCGCTGGCTGCCTATCCTCACGTCGACGGAGTGCTGGAGGCGTTCGATTCGTCGCGAGTGCGGCAGATAGTGTTGCAGTGGGCATCGCGACTTGGCAAGACGACGACGGCACTGTCATTGATTGCCAAGGTTGCGGGCACAAATCCACGCAACATGATGTTCGCAGGCCCGACAAAGGATGCGGCTGGGCGAGTCGTTGGGTCAAGGCTTTACCCGATTCTCGCGTCAACGGAAGGCGTCAGGCAACAGTTGCCGCCAGAAGCACGTCGAAGCAAACTACACGTCAAGCTCGAAGCCTGCCAGGTCTTTGTCGGCTGGTCTGGATCCGAAACGAGCCTGGCCGACGTCGGGGCGTTCTTTGGACATGCCAGCGAGATCGATAAATGGGACGGCTCAGCATCGGACGAAGGCGATTCGTTGAAGTTGTTCGTGAACCGATTCAAAGGCTTTCCAGATCACAAAATCATTTTTGAGTCAACACCGACGATCAAGGGCCGGTCGAGAATCGAAAAGATGATGCACGAATCAAATCAGCATCGTCGATACGTTCCGTGTCCGCATTGCGGAGAGTTTCAAGTATTGGTCAGAGGCGAACAGGGGAAGCCTGGCGGGTTCGCGTGGGAGCATCCGGAAACAGGGCAATCAGACGCTGAACTGGCTTTCGCAACGGCTCACTATGTTTGCAAGTTCTGCGAAAAGAAGATCGAAAATCATCACAGAACGATAATGTTGAGGCGTGGCGTTTGGGTTCCGGACGGCTGCACTATCACGCCAGATGGCAAGATGCACGGGCGAGCAAGGCGGCACGGATCCGACAGCGTTGGATTTGGACCGCTGGCAAGCTGGTACGCACTCACGGAAACGTGGGGAAGCTTTCCGCGTCGATGGATCTTGGCACAGAAGCGGCCAAAGGATTTGCAGGACGTGGTGAACTCCTACATGGGCGAAACGTGGGAGATTCGGCGGTCAAAGTCGACACCGGAGATCGTTGGCGAACGGCTTAAAACGGACATCAAGCGACGATCACTGCCAGAGTGGGCTCGACTGCTTACGGTCACAATTGACCAGCAGGCGTCAGATGGCGGGTTTCGCGTCTGGGGAGTCATGGCACATGGGCTCGACGGCCGGGCTCATTTGGTCGATTACGGATACAGTCAATCGTTGCAGGAAATCTGGGACACCCAAATTCGAAATCCATTTATTCACGCAGACGGCGGCAATCCAATGCTTCCACATGCCGCAGCTGTCGACTCTGGATGGGACACGAAAAAGACTTACGACTTCTGTAATGATCATGCCGGGCTTCTTGCTATTAAGGGTTCATCGACGGATCTTGCTGGGTTGCCGTATCGTCTCGCTGAAATTGAACGCGGCGAAAACGCTGGCCAGCAACTGCTAATGGTCAACACCGACTTCTGGGAAACCGATCTGCAGGCGAGACTCGATGAGCGGTTACCAGAGGAGCCAGAATCATTATCGCTCTGCACGGGATCCGAGAACGATACCGATCTGCTGGAGCAACTTTGCAACGGGACGATTGCCGACAAAATGGACTCGCGCGGAAACGCAAAGTTGATGTGGGTCAAGAAAAACGAAAATGAGCCCAATGATTTACGCGACGTGATTCGATACGGGCTTGCTTTGGCTCAGGCGTATGTGTCAGAGAATGGAGGCTTTCCGCCTCGGTCTGGAATTTACACACAGGGGAAAACCATTGTTAACCAAGGAACGCAGCGGCCGGACGGAAGGAACTGGAATGAGTAAGCAGAGACCAGACAAGCCAGTTCAAAAAATTGCGGAAACGCCATCCGAGAAGCCGCAAATGCGAGCCATTGAAGAGTATCGCCATTGCCCGATCTGCTGGAACGGCAACGGCGGCTATGGGACGGCATATTCGACACATGGGCGAACACGCTATTACAAGTGCGACAAATGCACTAAGGGCGATCGCGGGCCGTGTGGGCACACTTGGACAGTCGAGGTAAAGCTTGAAGTGATCAAGGTTGAGCATCGCATTGTCAAATTGGATGGCGAGCGATGACCACAAAAGAAGAAAAAGCGGTCGCCATGAAACTGGCAGAAACGTGGGCCGAGTATTTGCGACTGCCGGATCGTGACAGTAACGCCGATGCTGAAATGAATGCCGCCATTCACCGTTGTCAGGATGTGATTCGCGGGCGAGTCGCGAAACGTGCCGACCCTGATTTCTGGGCGTGAGTTGCCACAGTAGCAACACTGGTAAGGACATTTGCGGTTGAGCCTCGCAAACTGCGAGCATGACAACTTCCGCCGATCTTTTAGCGGCTGCGAATGCGGCCTATCTGAAAGTCTTGACCTCGCAAGAGTATCAAGGGCCGGGCGGTCGTCGGCAGCGAATGGCGGATCTTGCACAGATTCGACAGAGCCGCAAAGAATTGATGGACGAAATCGGTAATGAATCGACAGGCTCAATGGTTTCCCTCCTATCGCTAGGAGAGCCGAGCCTATGAACATCATCGATTCGATCGTCGGCATTTTCTCTCCAGCCGCTCAGCTTCGTCGCATGGAAGCACGGGCCACGATTCAGCAGGTCAATAAACTGCTCGGAACTGCCAAAGGGCCATACGCAGCGGCAACGTTGAATCGGCTCAACGCACTTCGCGGAGTCGTTCAAAAAGAAAACGAAGTCAGCAGCAGCCGGATTGATTTTCTCCGCGCTCAGTCGTGGGATCTGTACCGAGACAATCCAAGTTGCCGAAAAATCGTCCGTTCCCTCGAAGCCAAGGTGATTGGCAAGGGAATGCACCCTGAATCGCTCGCAATGTACGCAGATGGCACACCAAACGTACCATTTCGAGAGCGGGCAATGCAGCTCTGGGAGCAATTACAGAGCGGATTTGATGCTCGCGGACTACCAGGAAAAGGCGGTTTGACGATGGGATGCCAGCAGAGATTGGCGTTCCGCTCGGTGGTTTTGTCCGGTGATACGCTTTATCGAATCAAACCAATCAGTTCCGCCGAGCAATCACGCCGCAATTTGCCTATCGCTATTGTTTTGCAACTGGTGGATACATGCAGACTGGCCAGCGAATCGGAGATTCTGCAGTCATCGTTGCCAGATGGGCATCGCGTCTTTCGTGGCATCGAACTGAACGCCAATGATGAGCGAGTTGCTTATTGGGTCAAGAATACACTGATTTCAGACGCCGCAAATGCTCCAGCAACAGCAACACGAGTTCCGATCGACAAAATCGGCCATCTGTTTATGGAGGAAGACATTGACGAGCTTCGCGGTGTGCCGTGGTTTTCGTCTGCAATCCTGCGAGCAAGGCGAACGGATGATCTTGAATACAACGTTTTGACAGCATCAGCGATGGCCTCCTGCATGGTTGCGACCTATAGCAAGCCAACAGGGGCAACGAAACTCGGGCTGAATCAGGGATCTGAATACAATTCCAACTCTGCGGACGGTTCAGACCTCACCGACAGCGACGGCAACACGATCAACAAAATTCAGCCGGGAATGGTCGTAAACAAGGGGAAAGACGGCTCGTTTGAGCTTCTTTCGCCTAATCAGCCAAACATGAATCCAGAAGCGTTCGTGCAGCATCTTCAGCGAGGCACGGCGGCAGCGTTGCCAGGCACTAAAGCCAGCACCGTAACGGGCGATTATCGTAACAGTTCATTCAGTTCTGAGCGTTCTGCAGATAACGATTGCTGGCCTGAAATTCAGATCGTGCAGGAGTGGTTCGCGTCTCATTATTGCCAGCCGATTTGGGAAACAATTCTTCGCACCGCAGTCTTTGAAGGCTACTTCGATGGCATCGTGTCAGCAGAAGAGTTTCAGTCTAGCCCAGAAATGTTTTCGGCGGCCAACTGGCAGGGGCCAGTCGCTTTGTCAATCAATCCGAAAGACGACGTTAAGGCGGCTGCAGATCGAATTCACGCCGGTTTATCTTCGCTTCAAATGGAATGTGCCAAGATCAATGTGAACTGGCGAGACGTGTTAAACGACATCGCCGAACTTTACGAAGTGGCGGAAGCCAAAGGTATTCCGACGGAAGTCATCAACAACATCATGGGCATCGACGCGCAGGACCAAATGGCCGTGCAGCAGATGGAGACATCTAGCGAAGAGAAGTCGCCAGATGATGCTGTTGAGGATGATCTGATTGAGGAAGTCATCAATGCGTAAGCGAAGCCAAAGAGATCAGGCGACGGCCGACACAAACTATCGATTTCTAAGCGTTCGGGCGGCAACGTTCAACGAGGAAACCAGAAGCGTTGAGGCGGTTATCAGCACTGAGCAGCCTGTCGACATGCCGGACTGGGGCCGACAGATGATGGTGCCGGAAGTGCTTGTGCCATCCGGGGCTGAATTTCCATCAAGTCGACAGGTTCCGTTTCTTGATTCGCATCAACGTCGATCGGTCAAAGACCAACTCGGCTCTGCTCGTGAAATCAAGGTGAACGGAAACGAAATCACTGCAACGCTAGTATTTCGAAAGAGCAAGGAATCAGACGACGCACTTGGTGGTGTACGCGACGGACATATCACGGATGTCTCGGTCGGATATGACGTTTTGAAACGCCAGTTCATCGAGTCAGGTGCAAAGAAAACAATTGGAAATCGGACCTATGAAGGGCCGGTAAATGTTGTAACGAAGTGGCGGCTCCGGGAAGTCTCGTTGACTCCAATTGGTGCCGATGATCAAGCGAAGCTGCGAGGGCTGGACCCGGCGGCAGTCCGTTTCAAGTCCTCAGAAGAACAGGAAGAATTTGCAATGAATCCAGAACTCCGCGCTTTGCTGGTGTCAAAGGGTATGCCAGCCGACAACAACGATGAACAGGCTCAGCGATGGCTGATTGACAACGCGGCAAAGCTCAGCGACGTCAAGAAGGAAGAAAAGAAGGAAGAACGCAGCCAGCAGACTCAGACTCTGCCAACTGCAGCCGATCTTGCGAAGCTTGTTGCCGACGCTACACGTCAGGCCGTTGCCGATCAGGCTGCAGCCCGCAAAGCGTTTGAAGTCGACGTCCGAGAATTGTGCGAAATGGCCGACATGCCGGGCGAAATCGAAGCCTGTCGAGCACTCGAAGACTTGGCTGCTGTCCGAAAGCACATCAAGGACGCCAAAGCGAAACAGGCTGAACATGTTCCGTATGGTGCAACTGTTCGCCATGTCTCAAGCGGAACGGAGCGACTTGAGGTTGATTTGCGTTCAGCTCTGACACTTACCGCGTGCCGAGCTGCGTTGAATGGCGATGAGGCCAAGCTCGAAAAGTATTACCCGTCAGCACAGCGAAGCAAGCAGGCGGACAATTTCCGTTATGCAACGTTGTTCGACATGGCAACAGAATACGTGCGGTCGCGTGGCATTCAGACGCTCGGTTTGACTCGTGACCAGATCGCAATCTGTGCAATGTTCGGCCCTGAAAAAGCTGGCATTCGTGCGGCCGCAGGCGGGGCAGCGTATCACGGGACAGGTTCATTCAGCAACCTGACTTTGGATGCCGTTAACAAGTCGATGATGATTGGCTATCAGGAAGTTCCAGCCACATGGCGTGGACCAATGAAGCAGGGTCAGTCGGCGACCGACTTCAAAAACATTCACAGGATGCAGTTGGGAGCAATTCCAAACCTACCGGTCTGGAATGACTCTGTGCGGCCTGACATGGCGAGCATGGCGGACGGCAAGGCGACATATGCTGTCGAATGCCGATCGATCGGGATCGACTTCGGCTACAAGCTGATCGTGAACGACGACATGTCAGCTCTGACCTCAACACCAATGAAGTTGGGCGATGCTGCCGCACGAACTGTCAACACTGTTGCCTGGGCACAGATTACCAGCAACCCGACAATGCGAGACGCTCAGGCGCTGTTTCTCGAAACGCCTACGGGCCTCCGATACAGAAAAAACCTGACGACTGGAACCGGTGCCCCAAGTTCAACGACACTCGGCACGTTGAAGGCGTTGATGCGTCTGATGCGTGGCGAAAACACGCCAGAGGGCACAGAGTCAGCGGATATTCTGAATCTGACTCCGGCCTACCTGGTTGTTCCAGCATCACTGGAAACGACAGCAGAAGTGCTCGTGAATTCTATCTACGATCCGGGCTCAACCGGAGCGGGAACATTCAACCCAACACGATCGCTTAAGCTGGTTGTTGAACCATTGCTGGATGCCGCATCGACAGTGGCTTGGTATCTGTTTGCAGAGCCAACACGGGTTGAAACTGTCGAAGTCACATTTTTGGCTGGACAGGAAACGCCACAGGTCCGCGAAGTTCGCGACGAGCACACTTTGGCCAGCACGTACTACGTGCTGCAGTCAGTGGCCGCCAAGGCTCTCGACCATCGCGGAATTCAGAAGCATAAGGGCGAAGCGTAATCGACCACGTTCTGCGTTAGCCAAGAGCCAGCCCTTCCGAGGGCTGGCTTGCGGCAGTGTTACGGTTCGGGAATGTTTCCCGCGAATAGCTCAGTCCCCGAGAGGGGCAAACAATCTCGAAAGGTGAATTGCGATGATCAATCGTGGCACAGTCGAATGGCCGGTCGTTGGCGGAGAACATTTCACACGGGCTCAAGCGTTTACGACGACGCCAGGCCAGAACGGTTGGACTGCAGTTCTCACCGGCACGACTCCTACAGCGCTCTGCATCACAGAAGATGGCGGAGCAGCGAAGCTGACACTGACAAGCACGAGTGAAGCACAGTTGGCGGTTTTGTACCACAACGACGTGCTGGCGTTCGATGTGCGAAAACTCAAATACATTGAATTCGTGGCACTCGTTGCCGGTGTGGATTCCGTGACAACGATCGTTTTCGGGCTGGCATCAGCTCACAACGCAACGCTCGACAGCATCGCGACAAACGCGTGGTTCCGAATTCAGGGAGCCGCATCAACGTCCGCTGTTGTTGTTGAGACAGACGATGCGACCACCGACAACGACGACAAGGCCACAGGGCAGACTTTGGCGGGCGTTTACAAGACCTTCAAAATCGATTTCGAAAAGGGCTTGTCCGACGTTCGCTTCTTCATCGAAGGCGAGCGAGTCGCACAGGATACAACGTTCGACATGTCGGCACTAGGTGCCGGTCTGAACGTTCAGCCTTATGTCGCAGTTGCCAAGGCATCTGGAACAGGGGTTCCGTCTATCACCCTCGCAAAGATTCATCCAATCTTTAACTACGCCTACGGTGCGTAATGTCTCTGCATGACCTCATCATTTCCGACGTCGCGGATGTGTTTTTGCAAGTCGATGACTTCGCAGAAACATGCCAGCGTTTCGTCGGCGGTGATGCGGGCAACATCAAGACGATTATTGGCATTCCTGGCGACGACATGCCAGCAATCGACGACGTTCGCGGGCGCGGTTACACGCATTCTCGGACATTCGATATTGCCGAAACGTCAACGCTAACGGAAGCCGATGCTGTGCAGATTGGTTCGCTGCGATACGAAGTCGTTCACGTTTCTGACCCAATGCAGGGGATGAAAACGGTAAAGCTCGGACGTACACAACAGGAAGTGAAGGGCGGGCGAGTGTTCCGAACGGGTGACATTTAATGGCCGCTCTGGACGTAGGAACGTCGCTGGCAAGTCTGCGGACAATGCTCTCGGGCCTTTCCGCATGGCAAACGATTTGCGGTGTTTCAACATCAGCAGAAGCAGCCAAACGAATTCACTACGGGGCCCTTGAGCTTGATCAGGACGAACCGACATCAAGCTCGAATCCCTGCATTGTGTTGGACATCACCAGCCTATCTACAAAATGGGTAGCAAATCGGCTGCATGGAACAGCAGTCTTCGAAATGCGGTTCTACTTGGAGATGCCAGAGGCTGAAAAGGCGACGTATTCGGATCAGTACATTTGGATCTGGGAACAGTTTTCCGCGATGCTCGATGCAATCAATGGAGCGGTGGGCGGGGCTGGCCAGTCAATGATTGACAGCCTTGACATTCCATTGATGCCAGGGCGATTGGATCCGGATCAGAACGGTGGCGGGAGTGAATGGAACTTCGTCATTTCGATGGGCGTTGATTTCATATGACGATCAACATCGTTCTGGAAATCCAGCGGGCTCAATTACTCCCGCGAGTTCACAACAGAATCATGCGGCAGTTGCATCGCGAGAACATGGAACGCCATGTAGCGAATCGACTGCCAAAACACTTCAAGATGATTGCTTACTCCGAATACGGGGCGCGGCGACGATCGGCAAAGTGGGAGAAAACGAAGGCTCGACTGTATCACACAAAAAACCTGCCGAACGTCGCCAGCGGCAAACTGAAGGAATCGATCAGGACGAAGATCACGGCGACACCAGACGGTGCAAGGCTGCAGATCAGGGCGGCTTTGGGATCAAAGCTGCCAGCGGAAGAATGGGCCGCAATGAGCCCAGCTCAGAAGGCACAGTGGACGCGAAAAAATACGAGGCGAATGGCTCAATGGCAAAAGCAAGAAATCGCCGTGATGTCAAAGGCGGAAATTGCTGAAGAACGAAAACGACTGGCGATTGATTACAGGATCGCAGCACTGAACCCGGCAAACAGCCGCAAACGAAAACGAAGGACGACATAATGCCAAAATACTTTGTATGTGCTGACGCCGTGTTCGGTGCGACTAATATCCGCCAGGTTACGACTGCCAATCATTCGACCAATCAGGAACACCGCAAGGGAATGAACTCCGGCGGGGCTGCTGTTGTGCAGGTCAGCGGCAAAGCTGGCGGTGAGATTTCGCAGATTGTGTCAGGCGATTTGGCAGCACTGGTCGCACTCAACAGCAATGCGTTTTGCAGTGCCGGTCTGTCGCTTCTTTCCAGCACAATCACGATTCCATACAAGATTCGGGCAGCCGGGGCCGTGTTCGTTTCTGGCTCAAACAACGTGCATTTGACCGGGGCGAATGCTCTAATCGTGCCGACATCGTTTGAAGCATCGCAAGACGGTGACTTCGCACTGGCCAACATGGACGTGCATTGGCTGTCTGCCGATGGTGTCACAAAGGGATGCGACGACGCGACCGGTCAATCAATTGCATCGCAGGCATTCAATGCTGAATACACGCTCGGGCCGTGTTACATCAACGGCACTGCTATCGCCGGTGTTCAGTCGTTTCGAGTGACGCCAGGAATTGAAGTCGTTAAGCCGCCATTGGGATCGGGCTCAGTGTTTCCGACGTTTGCGGGAATCAAAGCTGCGATGCCAACGATGCAACTCACGGTCAACGATTGGGACGCGATCGCCGGAACTGTCGGCGATTTCACGGCGATGACATCAGCAAACTTCTACATGAAGAAGCGGGCCGACTCCGGAGTGTTTACAGCGGCCGCGACATCAGAGCACATTCGATTCACGTTTGCCGCGGGCCTCGCTGACACTGACAGCATTTCCGTGAGCAACAATGACGACGGCTCAGCGACGATTACGCTACACGGCAAGGTATTGACTGCTGCTGCTGCCGTTGCCCTGCCATAATTTGCGAGAGGTTCCGAGTGCATTTTCTCACGTTTATTCCAGACTGTTCGCCGAATCAGATCGAAGACCGTGCAAAGGCGGCCGGTCTTGCCGATCTGTTGGGCGGGCATAATGCAGTCGTGTGCCAGAACGGGCCGAACGGATTGTCAGGCGTAACGATTGCACATCTGAATGACCCGACGAAATGCCGACACGATTACTCTCCGGCCGAACAAGACTGGGTTTCGTCGGTGCAAAAAGTCGACGGTAAGCCGCTTTACTATGTCGGATTCTGGACGAAGGAAGAACCGAAGGAAAACGAGCTGCGACGGCATTACACGCAATCAGGGCCGCTCGTTCAGTTCGGAGCATCACGTTGGAAACTGCCGACTCCCGACACGGTCGACGCGCGGGCAGTTTATGCTGATGATGGCTCTATGCGATGGGAAACAATCCGTCAGTTCTCGTGGATGTGCGACGAAGCAAAGCTGATCCGTGACGAATACCTGCAGGACTTTGGTGTTCGTGACATGGTGTTTCGCGTCGAACCATCTGTGCAGATTCACTGGCTGCTGAAACTGTTGCGAGTCAATTACAGACTTCTTCCAGAAGTGGCTGTCCGTCTCGACATGTGGACTGGCCGCGATCACATCATGGATACGTTCCTCTCAACGTTAGGACTGCAGAGAGGAGCATCCAGTGCCGGATGAAATCATAACGGTTGAATGGATCGCGACAGCACAAAGCATGCTGACGACGATTCAGAAGATTGACGCCAAGATTGAGCGTCAAGAAAAGATGATGCAGAAGCTGACCGACACTTCCAAGCAGGGGGCGGAATCGGCGGCTGGAAGTTTCAATAAGCTCGAGCAGGAGTTGAAGGCCAGCGAAGCGGCGCTCAAGGCATTGCAGATTGGCACGCAGGAATTTGAGCAACAGAAAGCAGTCGTCGACCAGCTTCGCGAATCTGTCAAGCTCGCAAAAAAGCAAATTGAAACGCTTGAAGCTCCCGTCATGGCGTTGGCCGGATCATTCGACGCATTGCAGGCGGAAATAAAAGAAAACGAAAAGGCTTTGCACGGATTGCAAATAGGCTCAGAGGAATTCACGAAGCAGAAGCAGAAGGTCGATGAACTTCGCGGTTCTTTGAGGCTTGCCAAAAAAGAAGTTGAGACGATCGAGCCGGAAGTTGTGCATCTTGCAGGTTCATTCAATCGACTTGAAAAGGAAGTCAAGGACAATGAGGAGCAGTTGAAAAAACTGCGAATCGGTTCTGCGGAATTCGACAAGCAGAAGCTGAAGGTTGATGCGTTGCGGGCATCGCTCGACCAAGCAAACAAAGAATTAAAGGAAGGGCAGGAAAGCCCGTGGCCTGCGATCGGCATCGGCATGGCAGCAGCCACAACCGCAGCCGGAACATTGTACGCGGCATTGCTCAAGGTGGCGGAGGGGCAGCGGCAAATCGTAGCAGCCGGAGCGGATCAGGCCGTAAACCTCGATACGCTCGCGCGGAAGATGCAGATTCAGGCTGGCTTGACCGACGAACAGCGTCAGGCCGAATCAATGCAGATCATTCAGCAAGCGTCAGCGGCCGGAGTGCTTGCGCCTGCTGGGTTTCAGGCGGCGACACAACTGGCTGGCTCTGGGTTTCAAAATCCGGTGCAATCGGGATCCCTGCAAACCATCCTTAACACGATGCAGGCGAGCAGTTTTCAGGGCTCACCAGAGGAACTTGTTTCAGCATTTGCCCAAGCCTTAAATGCCTACGGACTTGAGAAGACGAACACCAATCTTCAGCAAATTGCCGTTGCCGCTCAAAGCCTGTTCAAGCAGACTGACTTTCAGCTTACTGAGCTGACGGACTTTGCGAAGAATGCTTCTGTCTTTGAAGGTGCCAACATCAAGATTGACGAAGCAATGGCAGGCTTTACTGCTCTGCGTGAAGTGTTGCCGGCGGCAGAAGCCGGGACAGGTTTGCGGAACTTCGTCAATAAACTTCAGGCAGGTGATCTAACCGCAGAGAACAAAGGAAACCTCGAGCGTATCGGCGTCAACGCTGATCAGGTGGACTTTGTTGGTGAGTCACTGACCGAGGTTTTGCGGACGGTCAAAGAAGCGACCGACAAAATGCCGGAAGCTGATCGCAATGCAGCACTCGGAAAAATGTTCGGCACGGAAAACGTCGCTTCAGCACGACTGCTGATCAATAGCATTGATCGCATTCAGCAGTTGCAAAACTCGCAGCAAAACCAGCAACAGTTCGAAGCGGATCTCGGCACAGCATCTGGCGGAATGCAGGCTCAGCGAAACAGGCTGGAAAATGCTGCACTTATTTCTTCAATGCCAAACGCGGAGCGGCTAAATCAACTCGATATGAGAAATCGCGAACTTGACATTGCAGTAAAGCAAAAGCAGGAAGAGTTGATGGTTGGCGGTGGCGTCGGTGCTGTGATCGCTCCAGCATTGCCAAGTTTAGCGTCCGCTGCTGACGTTGCAGCTCGGACGCGAGACGAATCAGCAGGCGGCCGGACGATACTCGGCACCGCTCAGAACTTAGCGTTGGCTGGGTCTGGAAACGTTCTCAATCAAATGCTGGACATGTTCACTCAATTCAAAGAAGAACAGGTCCGCACGAGAGAAGCCATTGTCGCCCAGCAAGCAAGACCGCAACAGCGTCCACCACAACCAGCCGTGAGACCCAAAGAGGCACCGCTTCCAGCGGCGACGGCACCATGACAATTACGCTGACCGATAGCAACAACGTCGAACGAATCGACACAGGATCGCATTTGCACGGCAGCATCAAGCCGGGGCCGTACGATGCCGCGAGAGTCACGCAGCGATGGTTTGGGGCGACCGGTGAAGTGATTCTAACAGGCAAGCTCAGCGGCCGGGATCTGACGTGCTGGCTTCAGCTCACCGGTTATTCGTCTCACGGAGATTTGCACGCTGGAATTGTGACGCTGAACGATGCGATCAACGCGGCCGGCACGCTTGACGTTGACGGGCTCGAATTTCTTAACGTCGTTTTCAACGGATTTACACCCGAGGAGGATCCTTGGCTGGATGGCTCGGGCGTCAATGGGTGGAATTGCAAAGGCATACTCAGTTTTAGGCAGGTCAAATCATGAGCGAAGTTGATGACGATACGATTCACGTTGAAACGGAAACAGTTGTTGCGCCCACGTTGAAGCCAGTCATTGACGTTGATGCTACATGGGACGGCAAAGGCAGTCTCGACGAACATCGTCAGCAGGCATTTGCAAACATCCCTCAGCCGGGCTTCGGAGATTCCGGAAAGGTGAAACCAGATGGCGAATGAAATCACAACCAGCATTTCATTAGTGTTGCGGAATGGCTTCTTGCGAACTCAGTTTAAGCCAGACAAGATTCTGACGACGCAAGCGACGGGAGCGGTCTTTGACGTATCACCATCAATTGCGACCACAGAAACTACAGTCACGATAACGGGATTGACTACGCCGAAGATTTGCATTCTGCAGAACCTGAACGCGACCAACTATTGCGAGGTTGGTTTTGCGACGACAGTCTACCCGATCAGGCTGTTTCCGACAGGAACGGGCGTTCCAAACATTATCACGCTAAATGCTGGAACGACTGTTCTGTATTTAAAGGCCAACACGGCGGCCGTCAAAGTTCGCGTTATGGTTCTGGACGCATAAATGAGCACAGACATTTTTAACTCTGCTGACGAACTCGTCGTGCCCTACGAAGAGTTTACCGTTCTGCTCGGGCCAGAAGACGGGACGACGCCAGGCGATTCAGACACGTTCGAAAATGTCTACTGCTCAATCGTCGTTCAGTCTGCTGGATCTCGAATCGATTACGCCGATTTGAAATACTCGCTCAGCGAATCACTGGCCGATCGAGAGCAGCCCGCATCGTTTGCCCGCAGGGTCGAGGTGCGGTTTCCTGAACCGGACGGAACAGTGATCCATCTTGGCGACTATGTTGGAGAGGGATTCCGCATTGATCAGGAAAGCGAATCGCTGACTGCATCTAGCCAGCTGCGGCCGTACCATTTTGGAGAGCCTGTCAGTGGTTATCTCGTATGGGATGCGATCGACGACGTTGAGCGAAAGATTTCCGATCACATCGTTTTCAATCCGATGATTGACGATAAGACGGTGTTTAACCGCTCAGACAAAACGCGAACTGGAACCGGGCTCAGCGGACACCTCTGGACTCATCCGGAGATTGCTGATTCTACAGTAGGAGAAACATATCAGGATCAGACGCGCGAGGAATGGACACTCAGTGACGCAGTTCAAGCTCTGTGCGAACTCCTGAATCCTGACGAAGAGTTTATCACACGCCCGGCAGCAGATGATTTATTTATTCTGACCGGTGCTCCACCGATCCGAAACGTTGTCGTCGAACTCGGGACGCGACTTCCGGCGGCACTCGACAAGATTCTGATTCCGCTTGGTTACAATCACTGGATCAATTACGAGCAATCGCCACCGCAGATTGTTTTCTTCAAGATTGGTGAAGGCGAGGAAAAGGAGTTGTACTGGCCAGAGGTTGGCGGCACTGTCGATCCCGCAACGGCAAACGTCAATCAATTGGTTGTAAACAATTCAATTGGGGACAGCTTCAACCAAGTCGTTGTGCTCGGTGAGTTCGAGGAAGCTGAAATAACACTGCCGCTATACGCTGCATGGCCAGCAGCGAATGATGCGATTGCATCAGCTGACCTCGCAAAATCAGACGGTGCTGAATACGCCTCGAACGAATCAGCGTGGCGATTGTTTATTGCTAACGAGGCTGGTGATATTGATCCGGCGGTTACAAGACTCGGGCAACTTCCGGCAGTCCCGGACCTCGGCTCGGTATTCACAATTGCGACACCGCATCGCAGAACAATTGGCGAGCCTTTGACGTATCAGGTCAATGACAGCGATACGAACGCGAAGAAACAGCGGAGACCGGTTAAGGTTGAGTATTCAATCGACAGTGGAACAACCTGGCTACCTGAAGAACCAGACTGGACGATTAAACTTTGCCCCGATCAAATCGGTATCTACTTCGACGGGAATGAGATTCCTACGGCGCTTTACGAAGCTGGCAGCACTGGGCGGTTGAGAATCACCGGAACCGTGTTTAGCGATTACAGAATCCGTGGATATGCGGCGAAACAATCATGGGCTGTTAATGCGAGAGTTAATGAACAGATCATTCTGGCTCCGGAAAAGTTTCAGCGACGATGGAGGCAGGCAAGCGGGGCTTATGCGTCTGTCTTCACTGGTACAGCCGACGAGCGAAATGACAGCACGGAAATCGAGGACTACGCCGAAAAGATCAGGGATCAAAACCACTACGCAGAAATTGATTGCGAGTTTCGGCTTCCGGGCTGGCACAAGGAATACAAGATCGGTGATCTGATCACGAAAGTGGCTGGCCGTGAAATCAGTCTTGATGCGGCACCAGACACGGCACCGACGCGGCGATATGTGCAAATCGTTGAGAGACGTTTTGAGATATCGCCAGCTGGCGGGCCTTCGACGGTGCTGATCGTCGACAGAGGAGTTAAGCCGGTATGAGTAGGCGAGAATTTAAAGTTATCAAGGCTGGCGGCGGTGGAGGCGGTGGCCAGCTGATCCAGTTCCAGCCAACAGACGTCTGCGAAGGCATTGGCTTGACGTGTGATTGCGTAACGGCGACTGTGCTGACAGCCTCCTGCGGGTCATCAGTTCAGCCGGGTGACGTCGTGCAGGTCTGGGACCAATCACGCGGCTGGTTTCAGATGCCGGAAGCGTTGCTGTTCGCCTCGGTCGGCTGGGCGCATAAGGTTAAAGTCACCGAGGCCGAACAATACGATCTGCCGTTCGATGTCGGACCCTGTCGCTATGTCGTCATTTCAATGGACTGCATTGAGCAGGAGCCCGCCTAATGGCGTTCGACGTCTTCGGGCATGGTCCGCAATATCTGCCGTACACAAACCCGCAGTATTATTCCAACGGGCCGGACAGGAAGAAAGGCCCGTCGAAATGCCGGGGAGTTGTCGGCGGATGTTACGACGGAGCGCCAGAACCACACGACCACTCATGTTGCTGCGATCCATGCCGACACGTCTACGTCGATGTTTGCGGCTCTGGGCATTGTTGCCGGTGTATTCCGAAGGCAATTTGTGCCGTATTTACTCCGGACACCGTGACCGCACAGTGCAAAGCTAAGTCGTGGACGATGACGCCGACGACCGCGGACGGCCGATCGTCCTACACGTTCGCCCCAAATGGCGATCAGATCACGCTGAGCGTCGGCACAGAAACTGCGGAGGAAGGCTACGTTGGCGAATGCACATGGAAGCTGGTTTCTGCCGCACTCAGCATCAACGAAAGCCGACTGATCGACCATAGCGGGGCGGTGCATTGTCAGGCACCTCCCGACTTTACAATTGAGGGATTCAATTACGTTCGGTACGACAGCGAGGGAACGCCATCGGATTGCTACGGCACAATTACGTTCACCGAAAAGACATTTGCGACAGTTCCGTTCGTTTACCGCTGGCAGGGACAGGAAGAGTTCGCGTCTGTTACCTGCGGAAGTTGCTCACAGATCTGTCAGGTTCTCTGCGTTCGTCGTGGCAATGAATACGAATCAGATTACGCCCGAGTGGATTTCCTTTGGGACGCGGACACAGAACGATGGAACGCAAACGACACCAGCGGGCACTACATTACGCTCCATCGAGAGTACGGAAATTGCTATCTGAAGCTCGAGTCAATTACGCCTGCAACGCTGCAGGGTGACTTAGTGTTGATTGACGAAACAGCCTGCTCAATCGGAATGGATTTAACGGTCGTCGATGAGGTTGGTGATTACATCAAAATCAGTTGCAACCCCTGTTCATGCTGGCGGTATTTGTGCGGGGCGTTTCGTTGTGCCTGTCGTGAACTCTGCGGCGTTGGGGTGTTGGCTGGTGAACTGGTCGAGCCGTTTACGCTGAGTTGGGACACCGACGCTCTGCGATGGGGTGACGACACTTTTTCAGTGACGCCGACTCGTGGAGAAAATGGCGAGTGCATGGTGTCAGTCACGGGCTTTGAAGATCCTGTTGAGGTCACAGAAACGAACGACGGATCATTCGGTTTTGCGATTTCTCAAAGCGCGGCTGATTCCTTGTCCGAAGGCTCCGCGACGTACTATTACTTCCGATGCAAAAACTGTGACGTTGACTGTGCAGGCGGAACGTGTCTTTCTGAATGCGAAGACGTGCCATCTGTTCTCTATGCGGAACTTAGTGCAGCACCGTGGACGGAAATGCTGGGTTGCAATCCTGCAGAACTCTGCTTCGAAACGATCACGTTCCCCTTGGTGCAGGTGTTCGTTTCAACCATTGACAATCCGGCTGGCGAATGGCGATGGATCGGCAGTGCAATCATCTCCTGCAAAAACTGCATTGGAGCAACGCGAAAGAATTATCTGGTAAGTGTTGATATCGGCTGCGATGGTACTGGCACGTTCAGCGTGTACCATCCCGACGCATCTGCTCAATGTATTCAGAACATCAGTTTCACTTTGCCCTGCAACGGCTCGGCACCGTGGGATTTCTCGTTTGGGCCTTATACTGATTGTGATGGGCTAAATGGTTGCTGCGATGAGGGCGGGTTTATTCTGGAGATCACGGAATGAGTTGTGATCAGTTTCCGACAGGATCTCGCAAGCATCAGATTTGCACCGGTGAAGCCGATTTGCCACTGGGAAAAATCAACGCCTATCGAGCTAAGTGGGGGCTGGATTTACTGGCTGAATCTAAGTCATCCGGAACGACTCGTGTTGTGGTGCATCAAGGCCAGGCACCAGTTAAGGTGCGAAGAGTTGAGCATTCCAGACGGCTGCCGTGCAAGTGCTCTGTAAAGACGCCAACACAAGGGCCGGGAACGGAGTTGATCGAACTGCTAAAAGGCTGGAAAGTTCCTCCATGCCAGCAGTGCAAAGACCTTGCGGCAAGAATGAACGTCTGGGGCGTCTCAGGCTGCCGTGAGCGGATCGCAGAAATCGTCGAAGACATATTCCCACGCGCGAAAGAATGGCTCGCAGCAAACAAGCCGTGGGCACATGCGATGCTGCCGGAGATTGTCGAGGACGCTGGCATCAGGCTCAAACTTCGTCACGACGTTGGAAAGGCGATTGACGCGGCAGACGCTAAGCAGCTCCGTAGATCCGCCCAATATGTGAGCCACGGGCACAAAGCTTCACCGGCGACGTTTGTCGATGCCGCTGAGCCTATCTTCCGCATCAGGACAGCCGTCCGGACATCGTTCCGCGAAGTTAGGACGCTGGAGAAAACCATAGCGTCATTGCAGGCAGCAGGCTTTGAAACGCCGACAATTTATGCGGACAAAAACGCGGTCGATGTGCCAAGTGCAGTTCAATGGCCCGAGCAACTCGGGGCGTTCCGGTCATTCGTCCGAATGTCTGAGCACATGCTGCAGGATTATACGGGCTGGATGCTGCTGTGTGAGGATGACGTTGAACTTAAAGACGGGGCGGCCGATTATCTGCGGACGCTCAATATCATGCTCGATCAGGTGGTGAGTCTCTACGTTTCAGCAAAGCAGGACGGTTTGCTTGCTGGCGATGGGCTCAGTGAAATAGTCGGAGACATGCACGGTTCGCTGGCGTATTTGATCCACTCGTCGACGTTGCAGCATGTTCTGAACTCACGGACGTTTCGCGAATGGACCTCGGACCAAAGAGTGGACAGGGCATTTTGTAAAGCGGTTGCGGAGATCGGTGCGAAGTTGCTCTGTCCTCGCCCGGCACTGGCTCAGCATATCGGCCTGACATCAACACTGGTTGCTGGTCGCAGGCTTGACGCTGCGAGGACGTCGCACAATTACAGACCGGACAGGCACCAGTCTGGACTCGTCACGCTAATCACACCGACTGGCGACCGGCCGGATGCGTTTGCGATGTGCGAGCGATGGGTAAGGCAGCAACGGTACACCGGGCCGATTCAGTGGATTGTCATTGACGACGGACACGGTCCGACAGAGGTCAACGACGCTGATGTCGTGTTGCGACCGGAGCCAATGACGGGGCACAGTCTTTGCCGAAATCTGCGGCAGGCATTGCCACACATCAAGGGCCAGCACGTCTTGATTATCGAGGATGACGACTACTACGGGCCGGACTACATTTCTGTGATGGTCGGCAGACTTCAGCACGCGGATTTGGTCGGAGAGTTCGGAGCCAAATACTACTACATTCGCGAGCGACGATGGCGGCACAACGTCAACGAAAAGCACGCCAGTTTGTGCCGCACTGGATTCAATCGAGCCGTTTTGCCGACATTCGAAAAGTGCATCACCGGCACAGATCACCCGAGCGTTGATTTGCGGCTATGGCAGCAATGGTCGGGATCGGCATTGTATTGGACCGATGAGGCCGGGATGTCGCGAATGTGCGTCGGCATCAAAGGCGTTTCAGGTCGGCAGTCATACGGATGGAAGCCGTCAAAGAATGCTCAGCACGACGACGGCAGCAAGTTGAAACAATGGCTCCGAGATGATGCGGCCAATTACTCAGTAGGAGGAATCAACTTTACAATCTGTCCGGGTTCGCCAAGATCCCCTGGCACATCGAAAACAGCCCACCGCGGCTGATAACTGACAACAGTGTACGGCTTCTTAAAACGTTCATTGGCAACTGGTTCATCGTCGTCACTGTCGACAACACGCTCCACGGTGCACTCGACGACTTTGCTGCCAGTCTTTGACTCGTGAATTGAAAAGCCGACAAACAGCATCACGGACAAGCAAGCATGGTACACAAAGAAACGATCTGCGATATTCATTTTGACACCCTCCTATTTCCAGGTTTTCAAATCTGGAGGGGAATGTCAAGCATGAACCGCAAAGAATCATAGTTACGGCCCCGGCGTCATGAACCGGACCAACGCAGCCTGGGAAGGGCTTCAGCCGATCGGTTGAAGCTCGCTGCGTTTAGCTGTTGACAC